ATGGAAAACATTAAGAGATACAACTTCTGTGAAAAAACGGATTACCCAATCTTCGTAGAAATCCCACCAACCGAGAGTCCGGTAGGTAAATATGTGGCCTATTCAGACCACATGATCGTCATTGAAGAAAACAAAATGCTAAAAGAGAAAATTAACTCTCTTCTATAGTTCTTACGGTTTTACTGGCCACTCAATATTAGGCGCTAGAGATGTATCAACAGCATCAAGCAGACCAATGTAATTTAACCAAGCTATCAACTGCTGCTTCTCACTATCAGAAATCATCCCCAGCGCTAACTTTGTTTGCCACAAACCAATTACTGAATGAGCTTCCGACAGCAGAGCGCTTTTAGTCATCGATGCAAATTCGATTTCATCAGCGTTTTTTGCTTCCTGACCTGCGTCGGTGATGTTCCATTCAAGCGAATCAGTATCAAACATGTACTCGTAACCATCGTGCGGCTTTAAGTAAAATATCCCGTTCAGATACTTGTCACCTATACTGACGGGTAAATCATCAATCGGAACAGGCTTAGGGTCATTATGTGTCTCAGCAACGCCATCATATTCAATCGTGTTCGTCACAACACCTTTATCGCTAACAACTGCGTATCTGCCCATTATGCAAACTCCGTGATTGAGATAAACCCACCAGTGCCATTGCCGCCGCCATAACCCGTAGTGTTACTCACTGAAGAACCACCACCACCGGCAGCATGTCCTTTACCATCACCACCGGTACCGTCAGTTCCTGCATCAATAGGGCGTCCAGCTTGTCCACCTACGCTACCGAGGCCACCTGGCGCAGAACCACCACGACAGCCAAGACTTTGATTCGGCCCCGTACCTACCTGTGAGCCTGGTGCGCCAATATCAGAGACGGACGAGTCAAGAATGGTACCCAGCGTGGCTGTAGGCAGTGCCGTACCAACAATGGCAATACCCGTATTGTTCGTTGTTCCAAGAACTCCGGGCTGACCTCCCTTCCCGCCAGGGCAGCTAAGTATTCCAGCAATAATGGTGCTTCCTCCGTCTAAACCAGGATTACCTGCGTTGACATTACTTGCTGCGCCGCCCGTACCACCGAGGCCGATCGAGCAGTCATAATTTGATAGCCCTGATACATCCACAAGCACTTCAATGAAGCTGCCTGATTGACCCGCCCAGCCTTGTGATGCGTTGCCTGCCGTCACAGTTCGCCCTGCCCCACCGCCCCCGCCACCCGCCGACCACGCACGGATTATCGCCCACTTAGCACCAGTGGCTTTAGGGATAACACCAGTGGAAGTGATTGAGCGTTTGGCAATAAGTCGGCCGATTACACTCGCGCCAAGGCCTCCTGTAACCCCGATATTTACTTGTGCTGCTGCCTGAGCAACAGAACCCGCAGCGGCAATTTCAGATAGGTTGTTAGTGGTCTTTAATGCCTTATCCCCCATATCCTTAACTGCTTTCGGCGTTGCGGCGAGTATTTCGCTGACGCTGGTGGTAGAGCTGCTAAGCTGGACAACGCCTTTTTGGGTTAATGAGCCGTCTTTAACTTCTGGAATTTCCTCACTAACCAATTTTTGTATAGCTAAAAGAACCTGATCAAAAGCATCACTGTCTGCTTCAATTTCAGCCGCATTCAAGATACTCATTAATTCACGCTGAATGGTATTAAACCACTCTGCTGGCAATATAGTCGGTGGGATACCACCAGCAACATTGCCGTCGGTAAACTCGCCATTACTGTCAGCGCGTGTATTCGGTATATCACCAATTTTTTGCATAGAAAATCCTCGCCAGGTAAGGCGCTTTAAATGAATAAATATTGATTAGTTAGCTAACGTAGCCAAATTTAAGAATGGTATGGGATGGATTTAATACGGTTAACCGACATTCAAGCTGTTTGTTTCCCCACGAACGCAGAGGGTCACTGCAATACGTTAAACCGCACTGGGCATAATTAATGGTGGTTTCTGGTGCGGTAATCAACCAGGTAAAAGGCCATTCCTCACCATTGAGGGCATCACCACAAACCGACATCCCGGCACATGCCTGTCGATATTGGGTGATTGAGATGGTGTAACCCAGCGCCTCAGCAATCCGAATAAAATAAGCCACTGACTGACCACCAATACCAAACAGTTTGGATACTACGGCCCGCTGACGCTGGATAATGCTGTCTATCTCACCTATCGCGCATAAATCAGGTAAGCCGAGCGTTGCTTCCCACTCGGGTAACATGGCGGTCGCTGTTGAGGGGAAAGCGGCATCGAGCAGATCTCGGGCATCCTCATCACTGCGCTGGTAAGACCGTGCCAATGCCCGTAATGTGCTGGTTTGAACCCCGTCTGATATTTTGGGCCAAACTAAGCCCCCCGGCATCAGCGATTGAATGGCGGCGGTATATTCATTAACAGAATATCGACTCATAGGTAGGTCACCGTGCCCCGGACAGGTAATTGTCCGGTTTCAAGCTGGATGTTAGTCGTTGGGGAGTCGAGAATAAAACCACTGGTGCCTGTCACATCACCGATGGCCAGCAGCAGTGACGACAGCAGAATTTTCCCGCCCGGCTCACCCTCAGTAAAAAACACCTCATCAATAGCCGTATTGATTGCCGTGGTGGTTTCGCTATCTGCCGTAGAAATGCCGCTAATCACAAAATTCACGGGGGCCGCCACCGGAGCGCACACATAGATGATGGCAATAATGGGTTGTAAGGGGTAGATATGATCGGCTACCCGCCCCTGATCACCGGTCGCTTTTACCGCGCCCCACACTTCGAGTTGCGATATGCCATCAGTCCCGACCGGAAAGCCGCCTGAATCATTGCCATCGCACATGATATAAATGCCAACCGTGCCCACACCCTGTAAGCGGCGCTTCACCCAACAACGCGTTACACCCGGCACAGCCAAAGCCCAGCCGCGATAATCGGTATCATTGCCGCCTTGGGGAGTGTTTTGATAAGCCAGTAACATGCGAGAACGAAAAGCATCTTCTGACTCAATATCAGCGCCACCGGATATCTTAACTATTGCGGTGGCCACAGACTGAACACCGTCAATTGCCACATCCAATGTCAGAGACGTTCCAGCATCAGCATTTCCCCCGATACCGCCCCCCGTGGTGTCATCCAATACACTCGGCAGCACCGCCGTGATTGAGCCAGTGGCGGTACCACCAGCGCCCAGCGTGACCTCATGGTCGAGACTGTATTGATAACCATCGGCACGATTTAACAAGCTAACAGCGGGAACCACACGACCTGCGGTGCCACTAAACTCAACAGTAGGACTGGTCGCTGGGTTAGCGGGTTTGCGAAACACATCTTTCAATGCGGCCCAGGCAGCGAGATATTCATCGGTGGCATTATAAGGCGTGGATTGCAGCGCGATATAATCCAGATAGCCATAATGCAAATGCGCCATACCGGCATCAGCATCACTGATCACCCCGATATTGGAGAAGCGCAATAAATTACCGCCCGTCTTGAGTTCTGATTGAATATAAGACAGGTTGCGCTGGCGTAGTTCGCTTAATGTGGGGCGATTAAATGGCATGTATTAGGTCTCCCATACCCATGAAAATTTAACTGAAACCTGCGCTTTTTCGGGTTGCTGATAGTTGATAATGAGATTGAGTCGGTTGGGATACACTATCTGAGCATTGGTGCTTATGGCTGTCACCACGCCATCATCAAGTAACCAGGCCAAGGCTTCATTGGCATAGTCTTCAGCCTTTAATGCGACTTTAGTGGTGAGCTTTTCCCGACGAAGTAACCATAGGCGGGAGCCTATCTCATATTCTGCTCCGGTATCGGCCCACCACCCGCGCCGATCATCGCTATCGATACCATCATCTGTCCGGGCCAGCCGGTCAGTAAACAGGCTGATCAGAATGGCAGTCTCTAAATCATTGCCACCCAGCAGCCCGCCGCCGCCGGTTTGCCAGTCACCCAGCAATTTGTCCGGCTCCCAGATTGTTTTGATATCTGTTGTCATTTCACCACCTTACCCGTCACTTCACTGGTTAATGTCGCGCTACCCCCCTGCACATTTTTAAGCTGGTGATTATGGGCGTTATAGGCTTCACGCAGAGTTTTCAGTGTGGTGTTATTACTACCAGCGTTATCGACAATATCGCCACTGACCTCCAGTAACGGGGTATTTAGCCGTACTTTTTCTGCGGCGTTAATCGTCACCTCAGTGGTATTATTGACCGTGACCGGCTGGTCATTAGCTTCAATAATAATGCCTGCTTCGGTTAACTTGACGTATTGCCCCCACTGCGAGTAAATCACCGTTTCACCCGAATTTAGCCCGACATGACGAAATGACTGATGATTGGAACCAATGATCACCGCACTCGACCTGTCACCACCGAGGAACCCAATCACCACATCGGTGCCAGCGGGTAACCCTGACGAAAAACCAAACTCAGCCAATCTCGGGGTATCACTACGAACTTCTAAAGGGGTTTGATATTGGACGGTTTGAACGCTGCCACTATCACTGCTGGCCGTGACCCGTCCTATCCCGAGTATCATTTTTATCTGTCGATATAGTTGAGATAGCTGCCCTGATTCGCTCATCGTGGGTTCAACTCCATAAGGTTTGAATAGAACTGATAAGGCTGAACGGTAAAGGCTTCAGGCGGCATAAGCACCATTTGAGCTGAGGTGCCGTGGTCGTCTTTGAGATAGGTCACCTCCGATAACAACCAGAGTTCGTCCTTTAAGCCAAAAACAGGTAAATCAATCGGGATCAGCGTGTTCGGCTCCCATAATTTGCCGTTTTTATCGCGCCAGCTATCGACCGTTACCAGTAGCTCTTTAGAGCGACCATAGCGGCGGTTCATTTCCCAGTCGATGCACTGCTGCGCCAGTTTTAGCGCTTTCATGGTGCTTTCAACAATGATAATGCGGTTGCGATAACGCATTTGAGCCGCTTCAGGATCACGACTCCGGGCTAACGTCACCGAACCATATCCGGCGTCCTGTACCTGCTCCTGAAGTTGGCTCACCGACATTGACACACCGATGTAGTCAGAGAAGCGCTGATCCATACCGGAGTTATACGCAGCATCTTCAATATTGATGCCCTGCGCGACCCCGCTGGCCGCTTTGCGCGTCCCCACCCGAGTCAGATAGAGGTTCCCATCTGGCAGGTCGTAATACAGCAGCGCCGCCCAGCGGGTGATACGGTCAATAATTTCCTGCGAGGATTCCCCCCAGTTCAATGTGAATTGGGGGACAATATCCAAGTCGGTCACATCTGTCGCCACCGTAATGTCGTAAGGCATCGACAATCGTTGGGCTATCTGTAGCGCAGTCGATTGGCTGATCACATTGTTTGGCCACTCTGCGGAGCAATCAACCAAGTCCTGGCACTTGCTCCGCCCTGTCGCCCTCACTTCGCGGCGGTTACGGCTGATCATCGGTGCCCAGCGGTCGATATATCCGGTCAGCACTACATCATCACCTAAATTAACCACACAAGGGTCGCCCGGATTGACCCACTGCTGATTATCACTGCCCGGATAAAGGTCCATCAAGGACAGACTAAAATCGCTGGGTAAGCGCTCGATGCTGCGAGTGACACGGATATTGTCCCAGCCAGTAATCAGTTTATTGCCAATGCGCAATGTCAGATCATCACTCATGAGTTCAACGCCTTAAATCGAATGGGCATAAATGCCGGATGAACCGGAGCCGCCATTTTCACCAGAGCATCACCGCGGCGGGCATCCTGATAAAGCCGGTTGGCCAGATTTAGCGCGGGCAGTGAGCGGTTAAAATTGACCACTTCAACACGTGACAGGTTCGCGCCAATTTGCTGTAACAGCGTGACAATCGAGCCACGTAGATCCATTAATGCCTGGTATACCTCGTCATTGCCGCTATCAGCCGCCGCGAGTGCCGCGCCGTCTACCGCATCACAAACCCGCGTCAATATATCTACCGCATCGTCATAGCTTTCCGGCTGATATTGCGAAGCGGCGAACACCATCGCACCGGCACACAACACAATAATGAGCTGATAACTGGCAGCGGCAGTGTTGCTGTCGTCGGGATTGGGTCGAAAGGTGTCGTCATTGATGCTCGTCAATTCCTGCATCATGCGAATTAAATCCAGCGTACTGGCCCCGATGACCAAGATGGCATTCACAACAGTAAGAACAGCATTCGCATGCCCTTCAACTGTAGCGGCTGTTCGTAATGCCTCCGTGGCCTTGTTGACTGACTCCCGCCCCTCAACTGAAACAGCCATTCGTTGAGCCACCAGCGCGGACAGGTTCGTGGTGTCACTCTGCGTGCTAACCGATGCGGTAGCCCCTGACACACTTCCGCCGACAGTACCGTGGTTGTAGCGGCCATAGCGATCACGCCCAAGGGTTGAACGGAGGACATTGCTGAGATTTGTCGCCTCACTGGTGGTTGAATTCACCATGTTGACCCAGAATGCAGCGGTACTTTTTAGTGTTCTGATAGTTTGAGTGACGGAACGAATCTCACCTTTGACCGTAGCAATAAAGGTCGCAACGGACTTGGTGGCCAGACCAAACCATGAAGACTGAATCGACGAAACCGCGTCTGCGGAACTGGTAATAGAAAATACCCGTAACCCCGACTCAATGATGGTCAGTGTAAATTCAAAAACGCGCCCTGATTCTGCCCCTTCATTTAGACGAAGACCACTTTCGGGAATACTGACCGTCATTTCGCCCAGCGTTGGGTGTACTAATGTTCCGGCATCAGGCATTTCACAGGCCGCGATCAGTGAGTCACGCTGGGTCATGACGTCAGGCGCGTTATAAAGGCCACTACTCTGAATAAGAAAACCACGGATAGTCAGGCGGCGAGTCGCTCGGCCCAAATCCTCAATCCACGCAGTATCGCGATAAGGATACTCATGAATAGCCTGGCGGCGACCAAAAACCCCTTCCGCAGTCATAACAGCAAAGGGAACCCCACGGAAGGATGCGGGGTGCAGGTGTTCAGACCACTGCCAGCTATCGCCGCCCGTACCTAACAAATCAGAAAGAGCATTACTGATCAGTGACATTTTATTCCCTCCCTAAAATGAAAAAACCCGCACAGTGGCGGGCTAGAGTGTTTGTGGTTACTTTGTGTCTGGACTTCAATAAGCGCCGGTATTATTTAGCTGCTTGCATGGCATTTATCTGAGAGTTAAGTGCTTCAATGTCTGATGCTGGAAAATGCAAGATAACGCCATCATTTAAGTCAAAAACGACAGGAGTACCGGATAGTATTTTGTTATTTAGTATATTTTTACCTTCATCAGACTTTGGTTGAATTAGCTTTAGTCCATTGATACAGGCTTTTATAACCTTAACATACTCGCCATCGATTGAGATTGGGGCTATATCTTCAACATCAGAAGTTTCATTTTCCTTACAAGCTCTAACACCTTTACCGCTTAAATCCATCAATGCTAATCTTTTTGTTTTTTGATTAACCATCGTCAGATAAATGCCCAAATCCGCACCCTCGGCTGGAGCTAAGGTTGGCATTGAACCACCTAGAAACTGCCATTTAGCCAGATCACCGCTAGCCGCCATCACCGATGGTGACAGAGCAGAAAACAAAGCAACAATTACTATTGATAGTATTTTCATATAAAACCCTAGTTTTAACGTGTATAACCCGAAAATATAAATCAATATGTCATTGATGTCGCCACCTTCCCTCGCTCTGCTGTAGTAATAGTTTTACGTTCGCCAGTCTTATCATTAATCAGCGTAACCTCAACTTCAGTCTTCTCCCGTCCAATACCTTGAGTGATGTCGTTAATATCCTGACTGCTATTATTGGGCGTAGTTAAAATGGAAGACTGATTGTTTATACCCTCTGCGGTTATGTTCCCTTTCTGATTTCCACTGTTGGAGGGCAAAAACTGCCGCTGCGATAATAAAATATTAGGGTTACGCAATCCTTTCCAACGGTCATCACTGATCGAGGTGTTAATACCACTATCGATATCTTCTGAGGTATAAGGCTGATAGCCATTTTCATGACCAATAATGGCCGTAACCAATTTTTTTAATACTTCAGGTGAATGAAGATCTAACCGCTCATACGGGTTCGCCCCTGTTGCACCAGAAACCGCATTAATATAGCCCTGCGTATTATTTTCTGTACTTGGCGCGTAAGTATGCAAAATACCGGACAGCGTATTGTTTCCTCTATCACCATAGAGTTGCAACTGCCGTGAAAGAGCTGCGATCCCTTCCTGAGGACTAGCAAATGTGGAGAAACCTCCATTTTTACCTGTCGCATTAGGCGCTGCTCGTAAGTTTCCGGGGTTATTATTTCTTACTCCTAAAGCATCCTGCCCTGATTTTGATGTTGTGGTCGTGGATGGCGTTAACAAATAAGGTTTATTTGTAGGCACTGCTGCCTTTTCTGCCTCCAGCCGCTTCTTTTCCTGCGCTTCCCAATCCGCACCGTACTGATCATTTAATTTTTGGGTAAAATCCTTATCTGGATAGCCCAACGTTAAGTAGGCTTTCTCTTTAAGAGATAATGTATCTTTAAATTTATCGTCTACTCGCGCCCGATGAAGGATATCTTTCTGTTTATCACCATGTGCAAACGAGTTTTCATCATCGTTCTCGCGCATCTTCATGTCACGAAGTTGGGTTGCAGCACTTCCCTTGACCATATTTTCATCAGGTAAAAGTTTTTGCGCGGCCCATATTTTCCCTTTGGTCATCAACCCATCAATCGCAGCGCTGGCCTCCTTTAACTGAGCATTCAGTTCAACCAGTTGCGCATTAAGTTTTGGATCAACCGTTAGGCCAAAACTATCCGATTTAGCCAGCAACTCTTTGTACCTGGCACCCTCTCGCATTAATGCTAAAAGGGGAGCATTCAATCCTAAAGCATCTGCCAGCGTTTTCTGGGTTTGGGGTGAAAGTTTAGGGAATATCTTGGCAACATTGTCCAGCGTCTTATAGACATCAGCCGTGCCATCTTGGAGACGTTCAATGACAACGCCGTTCCGAGCCAATAACTCCTGTGTCACATCGTTACGTGCCCATAACGGATCATTAAATGTCTTGTAGAGACCCTCAACAGATTGACGGGCGGAGTCGCTATCGACCCCTAATATCTGCATCGCACCGCTAACACGGCTAAAATTATCAACTGACATCCCGGCATTTTTGGCTGCAACATCGAGTGAATAGGCCGAATCAGCGGCAGCGCTTAACCCTTGCGCAGCTTTGACACCAATATAGCCAACCGCGCCAAGCGCGCCAAATCTGAGTGCCTTACTGCCAATTTCTCCCACCATTTTTAGCGGAGGCACCATATCACCGACAAACTGCACCCCTTCACGCGCAAATTGGCCCATACCTTTTAAACGCGCGTTCAGGTCGTCAATACCCTCAACAGATTCCTGTCCACCTAACTTGAGTCCGTCACGGGTTTTATCTAAATCAGGGATGAGATTTTTAACCGCCTCCTCGATACGCTGTATTGAGGCCGACGCCTGATCTGTCGCGGTCAGTTCAAAATCAAATGCATTACCCATTTTTGCCTGCCTTAACCTTGTTAATTCTGACCGCCTGCTGATACCACCACTGCAATCGGCTATAGGTCAGGAGCCAGGCTTCCATTGGCCCCCACCCATAGTAATAGGTCACATCTGCTAGCTCGTCACCCCACTCTCCGGCTGCGGGGAGTAAGCTAAAAAACTCATCATGTAGACCTCACAGACTTTATAGTCAGTAAAAGCCATTTTTTTGATGGCTTCCCGTGGCACATTCGACACCAAAGAAATAAGCAACCCCATGCCACTAAGCGAACCATTTTTAGTTTGCTCATCGTAGAATTGCTGCACTTGCAACAGTGTCGGCTCGCTCAGTTCGATGGCCTCATAGGTGGTTTTGGTGGCTTCATGCGAGATAGGTTTAACCAGTGAAATGGTTTTACTGCGTTCTAATTCAGACATCTTAGTTCTCCGTCACCGATACCGAACCACCTTCCCAGCGTATATCTGCGGTCGCCTCGGTACTGTCCACTTCCTGGGTGTTTACCGACCACATGCCACTGCCGATAATCGTTTTGCCATTGGCTAACTCACAGACAATATTGACGTTGGTCTGATCGTTAAAATCACTGATCGACGTGCCGCCACTGTCACGGATTTGGCAGGAGATAAAGGGGGCATTAAAGGTCTCTTTATACCCATGCACCCCATCCATGCCGATCAGCGTTTCCCGTTTGAATTTAGAGGGGCTGTATTTGAATTGCCCCGCCACCATGATGGTTAGGCCGTCAACCGTGACATACGCTGTCCCGGCGAGGCGATTGGATGTATCACCCATGATAATGAATCCTTATGCTGACGCCTGGAGGCGGAATTGATTGAGAACCGCGAAGATACGTAACTGATTAATCAGCACACCGGTCCATAGCACATCAACACGGTTAGGGTTGCTGGCGCTCTTTTCGACAATCAATCCCTTGGCGAACCCTTTCGCATCTTGCACATAACCGTTAAATTCCAGCGTTTGGTACTGTGCTATCAATTCTGCGCGGATCACGTTTGGGGTGATGATGGCCGAGCCAGGGGCAAAACGGGTACCATCAGCTGCCAGTTTCATGCGGGCGAATTTCGACGTTACCTGAGTGCGCAAGAAGCGAGTGACAAACATCAGCAGAAATAAGGTTTCAATCTGCAAATAGCTGTCATCTTCCGCGCCATATTTGTTCTTTTGGTAGGTGGTAATGATATTTTCCACTTGAACCGTACCATCGTCGGCAGTGGTGACCGTGGATATCCCGCTGTGTAGCAGGTTATTACGCTCGGTCAGGGTAAAGCGGCTGGCCAGTGGCGGGGCCAGTACGCCACTGATCGCCAGGGTTTGTAGCGGTCGGCCGGGGTCGTTACGCAGACTTTGCGCTATCGCGCCAACATAAGCCGCTGACCAGATGTAGCTTGGTGTTGGCGAGCCATTCACCCCCAACAGGGAAGCATGCTGATCATTACGCAATTCACCGGCAGCGGTCAGTTGGCCATAAGTCCCGGATTGGGCCGCGAAGCTATGGCCATAGAGTTGCTCGGCATAGCTCCAGCGACCAGTACTGTCTGACAGGAAGTCTTTGATTTTATTCAATGATGCGGTGTCAGTGTACGGGTTGATAATGAAATCAAAGGTTCGATCCTGCAAATTAGCCAGCGCATCATCCAGTTCAGGCACACCCGCGCCACCCGCCATTGGCGTGAATGCCAGTACCAGGCTATCTGGCGTGGTTTCGCTGCCAGCACTCCCCAGATAGTTCAGCCGTAAATCAATGGTGTTACCGTGTGCGCCTTTATTTTTGGCTGTGAGAGTAATCACCGCATCTACAGCCGCTGCCGTGACCGGTAGAGATATAGTCGTATTGATTGCGGCCGTTAAAGCAGTGGCAACCGCAGCAACTTCATCCGTTGCCACGACTGCAACCTGTACGCGAATACCGGCGATATACAAAGAGATAACACCGGTCGCGGATGCCTGAGTGGTAACGGTGATTTTACCGGTTGCAGCAACCATTGCCTCGGTATCAGCCAACGGCAAAATATAAATCTCACCGGCAATATCATTGGCCAGATAAGCCGCCATCTGACCATGCAACATGGAGCCTGCGCCACATTGCCCCGCAACAGTGGCCACCGAAGAAACCAGCACCGGCACATCAGCCGGCAGCGTGCCGGCATTTAGCATCTGACCAATGATTAAGGTGCGCTGAGTCGTTGTTGCCGTGTTCGCCTGAGAGTTATCAAATTCAGCGAAGAAAAGCGGCGTCCGAAGATTGCTCGGAATATGAGTAAAGGGAATAGTCATTATTTGGTTTTCTCCGCTTTGGTTGCTTCTGGCGCAGGTTTAGCCTCTTTAGGCTGTTCGCGCACCACATCACCGTCGTTTAAGCGACGCCGCCAAAATGAATTATCGGGAACCTCAGCGCCAGATTCAGGCAAAAAGGTGCTCTTAACCGGGTCGCGCACAGTGCGACCGGCTACGGGTTTAACATGCATGGGATTTACTCCGAAAGGTCTATTGAAACCACAGGTTCGGTGGTGCCGTCTGGCATGGCCATAGTGATATCGATACCCAGCAGCGGGTCACCCACAATGGGGTAGAAATCTTCCGGCCCTTGGTAATACTCGATATCCAGTTCCATCAGCAGTTGGGCCAGATGGCCCTCACCCGCCGAGTCCAGATCAATGGTTGAGCGTACCCGAGCGAACTGTTGTGTCTGGCGGGTGAGGTCATAACTGTTTATCACCGCCCGTTCAATTTGCTCTCGCAAACGTTCGAGCGCCAGCTCTGCCTTATTCGCCCCATCATTCTCATTTTCACCGTCAAGTTCCTGTAATCGGCCAGTAATGCGCACGGTGGTAATGGTGTTGAACTGCGGCGCATTGCGGCCTAATGACTGTTTTTCTTCTATCGGTGTCTGCACCAAAATAACCGGATACATCTCCTCGGTGGTTGGCCAGTCACGCGGAGAATAGACGCGGTTTTCTGCATCAGTTTTTCCGAGAATGGCGGCAACTACCAGCTGTCTGACTTGGGCTGTATTCATGTTTTTACCCGATTAAGAATGAGTTTGCTCCCGCCGTGGCTATCTGGCTGAACATCCGCTACGGCAAATAAGGTATTGACTGGTTCATTAGCCACGATGCCAATAAAAACCCGATCCCCTTGCTTGGGTGGCGAACGAAACTCACTGTCCCTTACCCCGAGAACGGGATTGGTGGTATTAATAGTGCTGCCATCATCCAGTGTATCGATGGTGGTGTAGGCCCGATCAAAGATACCGCTGATGGTATAAGTTGGCTTACCACCCGCGGGCCGGTAATCAACCGGGTCACCAAATACCGAATGCAATGGCGCAAGAAGATGCTGATCCCAGTTGATACCCATCAGTTCCCCCGATCTATCTTCACGCCATCATCGACAGTGATTGAGGGGCCAGAAATGCGCACCTCCTGTTGCCGTAACGCTTTCACATCAGCGACCACCCCCAAATCAATCAACCGACTGGCGTCGCTATGTGGCAGAAATAAACGGCTGTTCTCCGTATAAGTTTCCCTGCTATGGCGCAGGGTCTGGCCTTTTACGACAACGACCTCCATTTCGTCAGAGTCGTCAGCAGAATGATCACCTGCCACCTCATTAGCAGCTGTTTTTTCCTGCATATCCGGCGTTTCAGCAGGCTCATTGGCAGTGGGTGGCACGTTTTGTACTTTCGGTTCAGGCTGTATTTCGCTGTTATCCGGCGCAACAATCTGTTCCTGCTGAGTGTCAGCTTCGAACTCAGGCGGCAAGCCGCCCAGTTCGCTAATGCTGGCCTGCTGCTTACCTGGAGTTTTAGCCATATCACACCACCGTTGCACAAAGGGAGGCATTTACCCGGCTTGGAATGACCAGCGGAGCAGATTGCATCAACAGGTAACGCTGCGCAGGATCGGGCATAACCCATGACTTAGGTGCGAAAGCCAAAGGACCATAATTAAACTCAGGGTCCAGAATGACGCCAAAGGCGCGAGTCCCCATCAAGTCAGCGCTACCCATCAATACAGCGCCATTAGGGATCATTGGTTTCTCAATGCCATCAGCAGGGTCAATAAACCAATCGTTATACAGCCACAAATCAAAGTTGCCCCAGCGACCTTTATAAACCGCCCCCTTATTGACACGCGGCCCCGCATCAACCTGATTACCAAACGGGCTCAATGCTGGGAAGGTAATAGCATTGTCCTTAATGGTGGTATCGAGACGGAACGCTTTCCATGAGGAAGTTGTAAATACCAAGTCAGTGGCCACCGCCCCTGACTCTTGCAACATCAGCGTTTGCCAGTCTTCAATATCATCGGATGGCTGAGTATTTGTCGTGCCTGCGGCTACAGATAATGGCCATTTGTCTGACCCACTCAATGTAATGGTCAGATTACTGGAGCGCCCAAAATCAATAACAGTTGTCGGGAATCCTTCACCCACCACGGTAATCTGAGATTTAGTCAGCGCGCTGGCTGCCATCCATTCCATACGACGGTTAAGCATGTCGATCTGGTCTTCCATTTCAAACTGGATGTTTAACATTTCACGTTCTGCGGCGGTATATTCCCCACCAATGCGCTCTCCCATCTGACGGCGGATCGGTTTACGCAAATCAGGTGCGCGTTTGTCTTTGATATAAGCCGGTTTGAACGTGTTGGTTTGATATTTGCGGCTCTCCACCAGCTTCCCTTCTACTAGCGGGGAAACAAAAGGAGACATGCGACGTTTACCAATATCAATATCGATGGAAACCTCTTCGGTTGCATAAGTCACCACATTGGGAAAGAAGCGATCGAGTAACCAGTTCTGGCTTGTTTTCAGGTTGGGAACCAGACCCACCAGCACATTGGTATCGTAAATATTCATGTAGTATCTCTTTTAATTTGCTGGCAGCCAGCGCCGCCAGACAACGATTGAAGACGAGCAAACCCCTGCCAGATGAATGACATTGGGTGCAAATTAAGAAAGTGAGGTTTTAAACCGGTGCCTGGATACTGTCTTCAAGGAAGATGGAATACGAACGCAGAGCGGTTTTTAACTCGGCCAGCGTCCATGAAGCATCATGAATAACACTGTTCTGATTAAACTGTCCCATCAGATAAACGCCACCGCGCTGGGTGGCAGTTGTGGTATCTACGTTATCCACCAGGATGGCTACAGGTACCTCACTGCCATCGGTGGCGGTCTTAACCGACTTGACGTACTCACCTGATGCCGTAATTTTACCCATCACGGTACCGCGCATATGAATGAAAGCCACCTGAGCAATAACGCCGGTATCTGTCACCAGTTGCAATGGCCCGGCAACTAGTTGGTCTGGAACAAACAAAGATGATCGCATTCCTGGCTGAAACGCATTTTGTCCGATGTTATCCATTATTTTTTACCTTTTGCTGAGTCATAGAGACTGGTCATTCTAGTAACCATTGATGCACCTTTTGATGCGGCAACGGCGTCCTGACCGGGTTGGGCATTGCCTACTGCCTGCATCCGTTCATCCAAAGAGCGTTTGCGCGGAGCGCTGGCAGATACCGGTGCTGTAGCGGTAGTGGAGGCAAGCACTCGGATCACGGCGGCGGAACTCATCCCCGAATTAAGTGCCAGAGAGACCGCTAAATCACCGCGCCCGGTAGCATGTTTACTACCGAAAATACGCGCACAACGCTGGCGTTCAGCACTGCGGCCTTTTTTAACGTTGCGATCATCAGTATTATCATCACCGTCGTTTTCATCGCCCTCTTCTGCATCAGCATCATCGCTGTCGTCTTCGGCATCAGGATCTTTGTCCTGATCATCAGGATTATCGTTTGAGTCGTCATCGTTCTCTTCGGCATTAGGGTCTTGTTCATCCTCTTCAGCCTGACGTCCCTTGGCTTTTTTGGCCTTGTCCTTATCGTCTTCGGTCTCTTCTGTGGCTTTGGCACTACCGCCCCATAGGTGAGCAAAGCTTTGAATTTTAATTTTCTTACCCATTGTTTTCTCCAACCAGTTTTAATAAATCGCGGAATGCGGCATCAGGCGAGGCGACTTGATCAGCCAACCCCAGTTGCACACCATCAGCAGCCAGGTAACATGCTGCTTCAGTGTCCCTGATAGTTCTCTCTGCTATCCCGCGATTGCGGGAAACGGTGCTCACAAACAGGCGACCCATCTCGTCAACATCTGACTGGATGGCTTTCTGTGCCTCTTTGCTTAATGCTTCGTAGGGATTTGATTCAGCTTTTCTGCTGCCAAAGGTGATTATCGTGACCTGTACCCCATCGCTTTTGATGCGTTGCGACCAGTCAACATGCATCACGATGACGCCAATTGAACCAACCCCGCCAGTACGCGGGACAATAATCCGATCCGCGGCACTGGCCAGTGCATAAGCGGCTGAATAAGCACTCTCGGACAGGATGGCCCATATGGGTTTTTCTCCTCGTGCCGCATAAATTTCATCGACCAAATCAAAACAGCCAGCGACTTCACCGCCCGGTGAGTCGATATCAAGGCAAATAGCTTTGACTTCGCTGTCATTCATTGCCGTCAGAAAACTCACCCGAATGCCGTCATAGCCTGTCATTCCGCTGTAAGGGCGCAAGGTGCCTAATTTCTGCACTAAGGTCCCCGTGATGGGTATCCGTGCTATACCGGCGATAACGTCATAACCACACTCGCGCCCTTTGCGCGTAAAGGTATCGTCATCGTCATCCCAATCGGCATTAGACTGAATGCGCGTCAGGCCGAACCGATCTGTCAGCGCCGCCATGACCACTTCAGCCTTGTGCGGATGAAGGGCCAGCGGGGTGTTAAATAGTCGCTGGGCTAAATGTGGGAGATTCACTGTGCCTCCGGTTTTTGTTGTTGGTTGGCTGTAGGCTGATCGGGTGCAAAGTTTTCAGCTTGCAACCATGTAGGGATCGGCAATCCACGCTCAATGTAGGCCTCACGTTCTCGCTGGCGCTGATCCAGCAATTCTTCCCAATCTTCACCGACGTTTTCAGCGGCTTCCATTTCGAGAGTAGATAGCCCCGCCTCCATGCCAAGAATGGCCCCTTTCTTCTCAGCTACCGGATCAACCCAGCCCCGCCCGGGCCCCATCCATTGAGCACGGCAATATGCCGCTTTCGCCGCGAGAAAATCAGGTGCGCCATCAGGCAAAGGAACCTCACCTAAATCATGCAACTCTTCGATAAAGCACGACAAAATGGGCTGAGCGAAGCCATTCGCAAAATCATCACGGCGGCGGGTCAGGGTTTTCCACGCTTCCAGCATGGCGGAACGGGCTGAGCTGTAGTTAACATCAGACCAGTCTTGGGTCAGTTGCTGGGTAGATATCCCCAATGATGCCGCGACATTTCTCAGCGCGGCACTTTCAAAAGCGACAAAGTTACTGGTTGGTCGAACCGCATTAAGCGCGGTCATACTTTCACCGGGTGCCAGTATCGGAATGCGGGCACCACCTTGTAATGACAGGCGTTTTTCGTCGTGGTATTCCCGGCGCATTTTCTGATACTTAATCACGTCCTCACCCGTATCAAGGGAGTCTGCAACCAGACCGGGGTCATAAGGCGACGTAATGAAAGCAGCGAAAATGGAGTTCAGGATTGATGACTGCAATTCCACTTCATCGTACTTAATCAGCATCTTCAGGCGCTGGACGATGGGAGTAAAAATACTGATACCGCGATGCTGAGAGGCCCGGTCGCTATCAAAGTCATGAATAACGATGGGGCGGCCCCAGTCGGTTTCACGCTGGATGCGCTCCCAGGTCATGGTTTCTTTACCACTCCACCAGTCACCGATATGAGCTTTGCGGATGTGATAAGCAATAGGCACGCCATCCTCATCAATTTCTATCCCACCGCGAATATTCGGCATGTCGAATTTCTCTTGCGGATTACTTAGCCGGTCGGGATCAATGATTTGCATCGTCGTCGCATACTGTGCCCTGCCGTAGCCAAGGCGGTCAGGGCGATATTGCATCACGCAGAGTGCGTCACCGTCAGTTAGCTTGTGGCGAAAACCGAGCCGTAGCAGTTGAGCGACGGTTTTCTTTCTTTCCACATCACAATAACGGTTTGGGTCATTCGCCCAAATTCGCCAGCCTGATTCAATGGCCCGTCCATATTCATCCGCCCATTTCGCGTCAAATTGAGGATTGCCAGTCATCAGCGCCAGAGTCCGATAATCGACTTTAGCCAGCGGACGGAAAGACGCACCCACGGCATTATCCAAAATGCGGGTAACGCTGCCCGAGGCCCAACCATCATTGCGCACCATGTCACGAACACGGGCAACCACCTGATTACGGGAGGGATTAATTTCGTTGTCGGGTGACCATAGTGATGGTTGCCAGTTAGCCATAGTGTCACTGAATTGATCCGCAGCGTCATAGGGAACACCACTGGAGCCATTTAGCATTGATGCCCTTGATTGGGATGGCGGCAAGGGGCGACCGTCAGGACCTAAAATCCTTACTGGGTTTTTCATCAATAACGAAACCTTAACGCCCTACGGGGATGTTTAACGATGCCTAGCTGGGCCTGAAGCAGTTGAATTAATCCCATCAGTTGACCGATGTCAGTCGGCTGATAGGTCACTGAGCGAGTGCCATCCCCTTGTGCATAGGAGAAAGAGACGCCTTTCGAACCCGTTGATAATTCGATATAGGCTTGCTGCGCTCGGTTTAATGCTTCTTGTAATTGGGCGCGACTCATCGCACCGGCCAGCAGGCTGGTGTTTGCATGGAACATAGAAATCCTTATGCCAATCGGCTGGCGATGCTTTTTGTGGTAGGGGGTTCAGCTTCCTGGATAATGGCCCCCGGCAGGCGCAGGCTGGTTTTTTCTTCTGATGCAAAGCGAGCAGGATGCAAAACTTTATCGGGTTCGGATTCAATCAGCATTGCTCGGGTGTTTAATTTCAGGCCCAAATGGAACAAGCCCGCCAGCGCTGCATAGGCATAAACCCGGCAGTCCAGCGCTTCGTTAGCTTTGCCGTGAGGTAATTCCCATACGCTGTAACGCTGCCCAGCAGCCTCTTTCATCACCAGTCGCTCAGCGGTTAACTGGCTGAAATAGCCCATATCCCGCTCGGTTGAAAAGTGCATATAACCGGGGCCGGGCTTATCCAGATGAAGACGGGAGCGGATAGAGTCTTTTGCCGAGTTCACCCCAATGATAACCGGACGGAATTGAGATCGGTTCTTTGAGGTCGGCCGTTTGTTAGGCCAGATCGGGGAACGTTTACCGCCAGTGGCTGATTCGCCCTTAATCGCCCATATCCGCCGAGCCAGACGTTCTTTGGCAAACTCATAGACCTTTTGTGTGTGGTTACCACCGGAGTCATGACACGCCGCCATGATGGTAAAACCTCGACCATCCGCGCGTCGCCAGATTTGCTTGAGGTAAGCATCAAGCCTGAGCCAGGGTTCAGCCGTTTCAAGATCACCCTCAATAACGTCAAATGCCACCGACCAACTCTCTTCATCTTTACCCCAGCCCACCACTTCAATTTCTAACCGGTCAGCCTGGGTATCAATGCCTGCGGTCAGGACGGCAACACCTTCAGGTATTTCAGCATCAAAGACTTCTCTTCGCGCCAGCAGTTCATCTACTGGCAGACGTTTACCGTAGTTGGGTCGATGAGGCAGGCCCATCTGGGTATTCCACCAAGCCAACTCTTTATCTGGATCACCCTTGGCTTTAAGGTATTTAGCAGCGATATCAGACGGTTTATCTTTCTGCCACGGGCTGAATAACTTGGAGGCCTGAAAACCAGCATGGATATTATCGACCCCCAACTTACCGCAAAGGGGGCAAACGGCCCGATACACAGCATGACGCTCAGATTCAGACCAGCGCCATACAACACCTAGCGCCGTCTGATCATCAACATGCCAGGCTTGCTCATAAGCATTTAGCGGTACATGGCGCTGGTCGCAACATTCAAATGGCTTGGTCTGATGCCATTGGATGGTGCGTAGCGCTCTTAGCCGGTCACCCTCTGACCAGCCAGAACCACAGCTTTCACAGTGGATCATGGCTAACTTGGTATGGTGTTTGTCTCCCTCTGATGGCCAGTGAACATGCTTGAAGAAATCAGGAAATTGGCGGTGGCCACAGTGTGGGCATGCCATCGATGCCCGACGCTGATCTGATTCCTCGTAGCTGGCCGCAATGCGACTTTCATCTTCTACGGTTGGAGAGCAGGCCCGAACCGATAGCCAGTTGAGGCCAAAGGTCGCAGTGCGTTCTTCTGCCAGGGTTATCGGGTCACCTTCACGGGTGATTGGATATTTATCCACCTCATCGGCCAACAATACACGGATCGGGCGACGGGCAAGATTGTCCGGGCTACCGGCCCCCGCCAGTGCCAGAAACCCACCGGTAAAGGATTTGTATAGCAATGTCTCTTTTGAATTTTTCTGTTTGTTACCGCCCACCAACTGGCGAAGCGCCGGTGTCACCCTGACTAACGGGGTGATTCGTTCTTTCGAAAATTGCTCGGCCGCGTCTTCTTTGGGTTGTAATAACAACATTGGGCAGGGATCGAGATGCGCAAAGTAACCAAACAGATTTTCCAGCAATGCTGTTTTCATCAACTGGGTACAGCACATCACGGTGATGATATGCACCCCGGATTCCGTCGCCGCCAGCATCGGGCCACGGGCAATCTCTACCGTGGTAGTTTCCCAATTACCCGATGTACTCCCCGCCTCTTTTGCCAGTTTACGGTAGCGGTCAGCCCAGTCCGGTACGCTAATGCGCGGGGGCGGTGTCCATCCCTTACGAACACTGCGAAGTAACCGGTCATGTTTGCTCTGCGTTAAACTCAGGTTCGCCGAGGCCAGAGATGTGTTTGTGGACATATGCTAATAACACCTCGGTCATTCTGTCGGCGGGAACATCCAAGTCAGCCGCCATCAAAGGAGCCACCCTTGACGGCCAGTTCATCCAGGCGTCGCGTTGTTCACGAAAAGCGCTAAACAAAATATCTTCTGCAGACGTTAGTTCCACCAGCTGCCCGTCTTCTTTCTCAAACTCCAACTTGGTTAATAGCGCCAGGTAATTCTCTTTTACTCTGCTGGCTTCTTCTCGTGTCAATTTGACACCATTGGCCAGCATGATCTCTTTGACCACCGTATTAGTATTGTCATCAGTATCGGCAGCGGTAACTTTTACGGGCTTATTCTTGCTGGCGTTTTTAGTGCGCGGATCTTTGCTATCGCGCAAAGTGGCAACAGCCTTATCACTTTCCGCAACATTGACCAGATCGCCATCAAGAACAATATATTTTCCGGCCTTTATCCAGCGGCTCACCGTCTTCCGATCTACGCCAGCATGTTTGGCGTAATCAATCTGCGTCATTGTGCTCATGGTGAAAATTGCCTCTGTGGGGCATGGGACATTTTCGTGGGACATTTTTTTGTGTCCCATCCTGAATGTCCCACGCAGAAAAATAGCTAACGCCGCACAGCGCAAGGGCTGGCGGTTACAGTTGCATAACTATGCGCATGGGACATGGGACACAAAATGAAAAATTTATAGCTGGTAAAACTGCACGGCGCGCAATGCCCGTACATTACAAAAGTCGCAGGAAGGACCCAAAAAATTCTGAGGGGGAATCATTATCATTTGGCGGTAGCTAGTGCATTCTGAATAGCTTTGCTCAACTCACCCGGCATTAATGCCACTGCCATAGCGCTGGCGCGGTCCATATATCCAAGCGTTGGTTTAACTGCTAGTGCATCACCAAACTGAATCAGTAGCTTAGGTGCCCTCTGCTTCTGCCTGGCTCTATGCACCCCATTAGGCGAGCGCTTCTGACGCTTCTTAGCCTTTTTGCTATTCTTGCCTTTCTTACGCTGGAAGAAGCCGTTAACGCCGTTCACCTCCCCCACAAAGACATTCTCCTTAGCCTTGAGCTGCTGCGTTTTGTTACGGGCTAAGTTACCGAACTTATTCAGCTTTATGTTTTTAGGGTTGAGCAGCGCCTGACCATTGAGCTTGTGCTGACCGCCAAACTCGAACGGTTCGAGATAACTGGCAGCAATATCACGCACGAATACTTTGGCCTGTAATCGGTCTTTGCGGGCACCAAACGAGCCGACAGAATTAACAGTAAAAGGAGTTGGATTATCCAGATTGCGTTGCATACCCACTTTCTGAGCGGCGGCAATTTGGCGAGCAACACTGGTTAGTGCTTGGGCAGTTGCAAAGGGGAGCTGTTTTTTTATCGACTGCAACTGATTGGATAAGTCTTTGAGAGTGGCCATATGCACACCTGTTTATTTACTCGAGTTCCGCGCTGACCTCAGCCATAAGAAGAGCAAGAGCGATGAGAACCTCATCTTCACCTTTGTATGCATCGACAGTGTTTTTTAGGTATTTATGGCACTCAGTCACCTTGGCTTGCTGTTGCTCATCAAGTGAGGAAATAACTCCACGTATTACAAGTAATTCTGCATTTAACTTCATAGCCTTGCTCCAATAGAAAAACCACCGGCTTATAAGGCCAGTGGCTTAGATATAAATAACCGCCCGGAGGCAGCTTTTGATGGTTACCTGACGCAGTATCTAATGCTGTACAACACACTTGGTCCGAAGCTCACTATCAGTGATGCGAGAATCCCGCAGATACTGGAAATGCGAACACCAGAAGCCGTTAAATAGTCAAACAAAGGAGTCCCGAAAATAACGGCGTACTGTAGAGCGGTGAAAGCAAGAATAAGTACCAAAAAAAGCAGCGCACTTTTCAGCGTGAAGAATATCCATTCTCTTATCCCGAGTCCGATATACCCATTGCGCCTAAACGCCCCTTTGTAGTCCCTTATGAACTTTGCCATGCCTTGCAACCTTGAGCTTAAATCGTTCCTTATCATTGCATAGATTGTCTGTTATTGGGTATCTACTGAGAGCCGTTGTGAAAGTGGTTCTCAATCTGCAATTACGCTTTCCCTTCCATGATTGCCACCATGTCAGGATCAATGCTTTCTACGAGGCGTTCTCTTGCGGTAAGCAATAACCGCTTACGTCCACCTACTCCCCATCCATTCATTTTTCTGGCACAGGAACTAATCTCTTTAACTTCAGAGTTGATGATCAGATCAAGGCGATTAAGTCGGTTCATCGCACCAAGGCCATTAATCACTGCGTCGCGGAAGGTGTTATAAACGCGAATTTCAAACTCAGGTTTTAGCCAGGCAGCATATCGAATCACTACTAACTCAAGCGCCCATGTACCCTGTTTCAGTCCGCCCTTTATAACTTTGACCGATGCACTTTTTGTTGCATCGCTTAATGTGTGAACAAATCGCTTCACCTGTTTGCTCTTGAGAAATACCCCTGGACGCTGTGATTCCGTTGCATCTCCATTTGCTACAGCGGCAGCATGTAGATCATTTAAGTTATATCGGCCGTATTCATCAACGCGGACGGATACCCCATTTACTACGACGGTTGGATAAGTCATATCGGTAGTTACCTTATAGAAACGAGCCTCGTTGCCCAGAAACGCCAGCGCACAGAGACGGCTACCGGCCTAAACCAGCATTTCTCCGAAGCTTGTTTCTGTAAGACTCTATGCTTTGAAATGTGCCGGGCATGGCACGAGATATTGCAGGTATAAAAAAGGCCCAGTCGTTAAACTGAGCCTTCATGTTCTTTGTTCGCGGCTTCGCCACTAATAAAAACGCCACCGGCTTATAGGCCAGTGGCGCAGGAATCTATATATCTTAAGGTGTTAAATACTATTCACAGGGCTAAAATCGCCTCAATTTCTACATTTAGATCGGTTGAAAATAGTTGTGTAACCTGAACTAAAGAACTTGCCGGAAGATGCTCCCCAAAATTACGAAATAACACTATGCGCAACTGTTCTAAATCTTCCAGTGAAGTCACAAAAACTGTCACTTTAATTAATGAACTAAGCGAAGTTTTCTCTGCCAAGGCTATACGATGAAGCTGAGTAAAGATTTCCTCCGCTTGATCTGCAATACACTTCCCTTGAGATAGGGTTCCAAAAGCAGTCAGACCAGAAATATAAAGAGTTTCGTTATGTTTTACTGCATGAACGTATGGCCCTTTCACTTGACCAAGTTCTGAATAATTCTTCCTGATTAGCCCATTCATTCTCATATCCTTTTTTTGCTTATTGGGCATTAATCAGACCACACATTTCAACTTAGACCAATAATCATTAATTTTTCCTCCCCGCATTCTGCCGCCACCCAATAACCGCATCCAACCTTCCCTTACAGATCCGCAACTCACGTTTTAAAGCCAACGCATACTGCCCACTATCGCCCCAAGTGGTACCGACGAAATCCGGTACCTCGCATTCAATTAATGCTGATTCTGGCGGTAGCAATACGGGACAGCTAGCTGGTGGACGTGGTACCGACTTACTCGCGCATGATGTTAATGCTAGCGTCAGGCATGCGCTGAATAGCACACTTATCATCTGACGACGCCGCCAGAAACCGCTTAAGCCGATCTTCACTTTCATTGCGTAGTTTCCTTTCGTTCTCTAGCTGGCGGGTTGTGGCTACACGGTTGGCGGCGTCATTCACCTGGTATGCATCAATGATATTTCCCAGTGCCGTGTTTGTGGCTTGCTCGGCCACCAGCTCCGCTTCCGTTTTTTCGACTTCATTTGAGAGGCTATTTCTATTGAGAAGCAGCAACAGAAAAAGAACCACCAGCAAAGTAATAATCCCACCGGTTATTTTGTTAGGCATAGCGCTCGTTCCTTATCCCGGCGAACCACCAGCCCCGCTAATTTCTTACCACCGCCGTATACCCAGCGAGTGAATTGCTCGCAGGCTGCTGTCACGTTACCAGCGCGGAAATACTGGAACATGGTGGATTTCTGCATTGACGGGCAACCGGCGTTAAAGGTAATCGATGTAGCAGCATCAAAAGCACCTGGCGGTAATTTATTGCCATTTGCATAACGAATGACACAGCGCTCAGCTTCCAGAATGTTCTTTTCCCAATCAGCGGCAATTTGTGCATCAGTCTTTCGGGTTCCAGGTATGACGCTGTGGGTATTCCCAATACCATCTGTGATTATGCCTGCGGGGCAAACATACGGAGCACGGCGGCATGATTCAGCATTGCCTATCAGCTCTAATCCCCGTTCACTGGTTCGGACGTTACCATTAGAGACAACAAGAGCAATGATTGCTGCCACAGAACATAAGCCACCGGCCTTACTTAGCTTGTTCATATAGTCCCTCGTTACGCTTTATCGCTTCTGCAACAATCTCCACAGCCGCTGAACGATCCGCTATCGGTCGGGTAGTCGCATTGTTGAGAAACTCCCGCAGTATTTCTGTACGCTTCTGCTCTTCAATTAACCGCGCTTTCTCTTCACGCCGTTTGGCGTAATACGTTTTGATTGTGAAGAATGCCGAAACCACCGCACCCAGAATGAAGATGTAATCCTGCAGGGATAGTAATGAGAAAACGCCAAGCGCTAATGACCACCAATAAGGCAGGTTTTGAGAGGTAACTGGTTCCATTCGCATAGTCTCCCCCTCCCGGCCTGCGGGTTGGGCGTGTGGTTAAGGAATTTAGCCCACCAGTGCAGCAACTCATCTGTTAATAGTGTGTGTGGAGTTGATTGGGTGACTGATGGGCTAAAACGGAAAAAGGCCCACCGGCGTGAGCCTTGAAACACGTACGTTAACGTTTTCATACCATTAACTATAATTTGAAGCCGGTTACGGTTCCGGCGTCAGCACCTACCAATGTGCTGACCGCATACCTTTAAATATACTTCTGTGGTGGCGGGGAATTCGCCGACGTCGTTTCACTGGTGTTCCACTTGTATCCCCACACATCGGTGCCTGCATTCACCACATTCGGCTGGATACTGTTTCACAACGATTGGATTAACCAATCCAGTACCCATGCGAATGTAGAATGCAAAAAGCCCCGGCAATTAACCGAGGCTTTGAATTTAGTGCTGTGATAGCTGACCCTGTACCGTATCAATGACAATGCAATCCTTGCACCAAGGTAACTATCACAGCTCTGTATAATTTACATTGTAATTATAAACAAACCATAAACATGACTAATTTTATAGTGGAAATGACTCACAAAACGATAAAAACCCGCCGAAGTAAGGTTTATTGGATTGGATAAGCACTACTGAACAACCAACTCTTATCACAATAGTGGGTAAAATTCGTAACGAATAGCTTTTTATATGTTTTTTGTATTATTCCATACTTATTCTGGTACCCATTGTACTCTGGGCTTAGTCAGCTCGGTGCCAGGAACTGGTATTCTGAATTAACCTTTCCCCTGCTTCCAACCAGGGCGAGGTCAGCGCTGTTTTTGCAATGATGATGTTTACCCACTAAGGAAAAAGCATGTTTATCCCAGTCTATATGTTATGGATTATTGGCTTACTTGCCGCCTTCGCTGTTTATATGGTGTACATGAACGCTGTTTTTGCAAAAGCTAAGGCGTCGGGTGATGTTCGACGCGCAACTGAGCCGCTTATGGTTGAAAATTACCGTTTGCGGGTCTTGTTGGGTCTTCAAAACAGCCGAGCACGCCATCTGGCCCGCCAGTATCAGAAAGGCGATGATCTGAGTCTGGTAATCGAACTGCTAAACTCTGAAACTGAGCCGTTTTATCGAGACTGGGAAATTGACGCTAACGTCCACGCTGCAAACAATCCCTTCGTGAAGGGAGTATGAACATGAGCTACGAATCGGATTGGTTGACTAATATAAGCACGAACGCAGTATTATAACTTCCAGAGAAAAATATAAACTAAGTAATGATGCGAGAAAAATCATGAAAAGAGAGGAATTATTCAGCTACGCACGGGAGCATTTTAAATCTGAGCCCGAATATCTCTGGAGCAAGCTGCCGAGCTATGCAGTACTTCGGCATCACGATGGAAATAAATGGTTCGGTATCGTGATGAATGTCCCTGGCACTAAGCTGGGTCTGAAGACGGATGATGAGTTAGATATACTCGAAGTGAAAGTCAGGCCGGAATACATCGGCTCATTGCGTAAAAAAGATGGCATCTTACCCGCTTATCACATGAACAAAGAGCACTGGGTCAGCGTACTTCTTTCCAGTTCGCTATCTCCCAACGAAATACACGAGCTGCTCGCAGATAGCCATGAGCTAACCTCTTGTAAAAATATATCAAGACGGCGTTAATGAAAGAGATGGGCCCATACTCAAAGCAATACACTTTAAATAATATTTATTATTTTGTGACCACTATGGATGCAAAAGTGCTTATGTCTTCAGCAAGCACTTATCTTTCGCTATTAGCCGACGCCCATACTTATCCACTAGTTGCTACAGAACATTGTCAGAACAAGTCTGATACAGTTTTTGTACTATCAGCCTTATGAGTCCACTCATCCATTTCTAATCTGGCACCCGCCATAATCAGGCAAGCATCAACAAAGGTTTTGGCCATCATGAGTTTGAGTCTGATTTTTCCCTCAGAGCACTTCTGTTTCCGAGCTATTGCTGATTTTGATATCCCTTTTTTATAGTGCTGCTCTATCAGGTTATAATCTTCATCTCGCCCCGCTTTCTTCAGTCGGCCTACTGCCGCATCTACCAGCAGACCATCATTATCACAGCACGATAACCGCGACTTTATAGTGCTAGCTAACAGACCTTTAAATCCTGCTGCAATGGGGGAGTAACCTACGCCACTATCTTCATTTGCTGCCCAACCGCCCCAGCGTTCTAATACCAATTGAATATCACGCATATTATGGATACCCCTCTGAATCTCTGAACGTTACCCAATAAAAAAGCGAGCCGTATTTAATATACGACTCACTATTTATATTGATTAGCTATGTAGATATATTACCATAAATCGTAACGATAAATGAGTAAATAACGGTAATATCTTCCACAATGGCAGCACGTTAGGCGACGTTAATTAATTTATTTAACAAAGTCGTTTATTACAGGTGCATTCATCACCAGATCCCCGTCTATTCCAATGCTTCAGCTTTTGCATCCCCTATATGCACGCCTATCAAATTCAGATATACCGCATCATTATCTGAGCCTGAAAAACTCTGATGTCGCTCACTCTGCAAATACCATTTCAATATATCCAGTGCCTCTCGTTGATGGCGAGGACGGATGATTTCAAGCTTCTTATCAAGATAGGTTTCACGGTCTGATATAGGAGCGTCACAATCATATCCACCAGGGTCAATTTCTTTGCAAGCAGCATTACGCACCGTATATAACCATTGCCAATACTGAAATTCTCTTACAACATCAGACAGTGTATGAGGTTCTGGTAAAACTCCGGCGAAACCCTTTGACGCTTGCGCTCGCAGGTCCCATACATCAGTAACTCGCTTGCCCTCAACGCATCCTTTCTTTTTTTCCTCGGCTGTCCAGCCAAAATCATCATCATAGATATCGCCGTAGGCCATCTCCATGAGTTGTTCAGCTCTGGTGAGTTCCAGTGCCGCCTCATAGCTGCCGAATATTCCCCTGACCTCTGCTGCGCGGGAATATTGTGTTCTGGCTCGGTCGATATAATGCTGTGGGTCGCCCATCATCATTGTCGAAAAACTGGCAGTCCATCCCGCACCATTCGCTTCCAAATAACGAGTGTAATTATCACGAGCATCTTTGGGGGATATAGTCAGTTTGTGCAAAGCTTCCTCTGCCGCGGCAATATGTCCCGGTTCGCCGGTATTAATAACCTCCAACACCCATAAATAGGCATCAGTCTGCCTGTCTCCCGTAATACGCCGCTGCACGGGTAACGGCTTTGGCACGATAAGTGCGGTACTGTATTGCTTCTCTGGTATCTCAAACATCGCTGTATGCTCGAGATTATCAGCAAATAACCCCGACCGCTTACAGGCGCTTTTGACCGTGCTCAAATTCAAATTAGTCATGTCAGCTATCCGTTTATAACCGATGCCTGATTGTTTAAGCCGAAATACCTCAGCACGTAATTCTTTTGTCATTCTCATGATATGCATACCCTGTATTCTTTTACTCTCTGTCAGGGCATTGGTGTCATACCCCGCCAGAGAGAATGATTTATCCGATTCAGGTCAGTTCAAATGGAGGCGATCCGCTTATTCCTCCAAATCATCTGGCATCATGAGCACCACAAAACGGGGTTGCTTACCGTCAATTCTGAGCGTTTTCTTGGTGATCCCTTTGCTCGGTTTATCCAACATACCGGCATCTGCCAGAACCTGAGCAAAAGCCACTGCATTAGCACCTACGGCTATCTCGTCGCGAAACACAGACGGAAATGTATGAAATACCAATGTGTCGAGTCCCTGCTTTTTCTCTCGATATCCCGCCAAATCCTTGATTGGTAAGTCTCGTGGGTCTGTTTCAGGGTGGGGTAAATAACGGCTATAACCGAAGCGTTGCAAGAAGGATTCAGCCTGTTCCGCCCATGCTTTTGATTCTCGGTTACCCATACCAAAATCATTAACCCATGCATTAAAACCATGTTGCAAAGCGTCACGGCACTCCTGCTCAATCCAGCCGGTAAGGTGCTTAGAAAGGAGCAAGGCGGCTTCCAATATGGCGAACCGCGACGCCACACGGCGTACCTGTTCACTGGCTTCATCAGGCAATAACGCAATCCATCGACGTTCCGCATCCCTGACAGCTTGCGCCGCTGCCTCTTTCTGGCTGGCTAAGCACTTAATCCATGCTCGCCCCACCGCACCGAAGTGGTCTTTACAGGCATCCCGCATAGCATCTGCATGGGCTTTACCATCTTTGTAGCCGTGGTATTCAGTTGCTTTGGTGATAGGCACATTCAATAACCGCACCAGTTGACCCGCGTTTACCTTGCCTCCATCCGCTCGGATATAACTCTCAAGGTCGATTTCACCGGTACTGAATGCCATTGCTCGCCAGCGTTTCACATCCCGATTACCGCCCTCCTTGGCCCCTTGAATTTTGCCGACACCGTTAAATAAAGCGTAAGCAGCATCAGCAACAGCCTTCTTATTGCTGCCTTGCCCTATTTCATCCAGAGGCATAAATCCATCGTTATGTGCTGCTGCTTCGTTCACCAGCCCTAATGCTGTTGAGTACCAAGTGAGCTTCAGTGCTTCGGGTTCACCATAAACAGTGGTAGCTGCGTTACCCGTCGTGGTTTTACCTGCGGAGGAGCCACCGAATAAATGAACACCAAAACCATCCGCGCCAGCCAGACCAATGAGCGGAGCAGCAAAGGCACAGGCAATACCCAGCATCATGGAGGGATTGCCTCGAGCAAGTTTTGCCACATTGCTGCGCCAACTCTCTGGCGTGCCTTTAGTGGTATAACCTTTTGCCGCCGATGAACGGCCATTAAAGAGTACAGGGGTTGCAGGCGACCCAATCACCGAGCCATCGGGCATAATGTATGCACCACATTGCCAACCAGTAGCATTGGCAACAGTCCAAAGCTGCCGCTCTCCACTGCGTTGCAGATAATCAGCCAGTATTGCCCGTAACCCACTTTTAGCTGTGATAGACAAGCCACCAGCCCTCAGCCGAGACCAACCTTCCCGTTCGCCAATGTCACGCATGGGTAAAGCTTCTGAACGTTCGGTACTGTTACCCTCCGGCGTCCAGGAGAGGATCAGATACCGCTCGTTATCGTCTTCACCTATCCCCGAAACAGATATCGGGTCACTCAGCCAGCTTTCTCTTTCCGTAATATTGCCATTACTTTTATCCAGTTTAGGTTCAACCCAATACATGCCACCTTTGCGCTCATCAACATAAGGACGTCTGACATCCTGAGGCTCCGCTACCGGAGGCTCCTCTTCTGCCAAAATATGTGGCTGATATAGAGAATCAACAAACGCGGTAATGCTCACATCCAGCCCATACTGCTGACGATAATCATCCCAATCGGCCTTATGATCTGTTGGTGGTAAGGCAACCCAACCATTCACCGCAGTAGCCGCTTTCTCAGCAGATTCTTTCCCGACATTCTTTTCATTGGGTTTAAGGTCGTTATCAGCAGCAATGATAATTTTCGCATCAGGCCAACGTTCCCGACATGCTTTCGCTATATGGATCAGGTTCCCTTCATCAATGGCCGCCAATACAACCCCATCACTCAATAACGAAACGGTAACGCCAGTTGCGTTACCTTCGGTGATAAGAACTGTTACAACCGGCTCATTACTCGATGTTGGTGGGAGTCTGACTGGAATAAATGAACCTTTTTTAATGGTTCCAGATATCAGACGTTTGGTGCCATCAGGCTTAATCACCTGCGCACCCGTTACTCCGCCCTCCATTGTTTGCAGTACCAGCAGCAAAGAACCGTCACTCAATAGGGCTTGAGGGGAGCTTGGAAGCCCCTTATTAAGTAGGTACTGAGATTCGCCAGGTACCGTTTTCGCCACCAGCTCCGCAACCTTATCCGCTATCGGGATACGGGGTTGTACCGGCTGTTTTACATATTTAGCAGGCACCGTCGCAGAAACTCGCGAGTCGGGATCCATTCCCAGTGCGTCTGCTACCATGACCGCCGCCTCAGTGGAGGTACATTGCTTAACTTTCTGTACCAACTCAAGCCCATCACCGGCACCACACTGATTACAGAAATGGGTCCCACGTCCATCCTGATCATCAAATCGGAATCTGTCTTTTCCACCACATGCCGGACAAGCAGAATGGTCGCGAGGTCGTTCCGATACATCAATACCGAGATAACCAAGAATATCGCGCCAACGGTTGGTAGCCTGAGCCGTAACTTCACGGATCATGTCGATGGAAGGTTTCATGCTGCACCGTCCTGACTGAATACCAGCCCATGCCGGTTATCGTGAGGATTAGCCAAAGTCTCTACGACTGTAGCCTTCATAACTTCCGTCATTGTCTCGACGCCGTGTGGTGTCAATTTACTGTTATCTTTACTCAGCATCTGGGTGTAGGTTTCCACAAGAATCCGCGAGCCGTCATCACGCCCGAATTCCTGAAAACAAAGCACTTCCAAAGAATGAATAAGGCAATTACAAATTGCTGCCTCAGTTAAATTTTCCAGAACAACAACCTTTCTAGAATTAATAATGACATTGGCAATGGATTCGCCTCTATTTCGTTTCTGACAATAAGCGATAAATGCCACTGCAATATGTTTACGATTTAATTCGATTGAATGATTCAGGTTCGTCATAAATATATCCTTTCCTTTCATCAGGCCGAGCGAGTCCCCAGCCTGATGGCTGTTATTTTTGAAATGTTGGAATGCTAACTAATTAAATACAGGGCATTTAGCTACTGACTTTATCAAGGCGTCCCATTTTGTACGGCCTCCCGCTCAAGCAAATGAACTGCCACAGGCCCAGCGAGATCCAATGCAAGGCTTAGTAATTCCTTTTCGTCAGTAGTATCTAATTCAACATTGGATTCAAACATCAACAGCAAGAGAGCATTTAATTGACCAGCCTTATGCGTGGCAATATCCAGAGGTACTGATTCATTGGCTTTCATGGTTATGCTCTCCCGATAAAGGTAAATTCAGTAACGAACCGTGCCAGTGGCATAATGCAGGGCGATGAATATCCGTCACGGCTAAAGGTAACGCGATTAAAGGCAACGGAATCGACAGTGACCAATGAGCCATGACTGTCTTTGTAACGATCATTTGGCAGCGGTTCGCGCATAATTCACCCCCTCGATATTTTTCGCCGCTTTTTCAGCGCGATCCATAGCAATCCAAAGAAGTTCGTAACCCGTGTCGTTACCGTCCTCACTACCAATCATCATTGAACTGACTTTTAAAATCGAAGCGATTTCATTAAGAAGGTCAGATACTTCACAGGGAGCTAATTTAGCCATGAGTCACCCCCATAACATCGGACAGATTGACGTTATGCACTGCCAGCCACGCTTCGCGAGGCCATGATTTTACTGAACCATACTGAGGGTCAGGCACCATCTCAGGTTTAAAGCCATTCTCAAGACACCATTTCCGCAACGGATGCCACGCAAACTTCTGATGAGTCACATTTTCTACAGCTTTCACCGTGGCATGCTTTGTACTTTCCCCCAGCCGTTCTTCCAGTACACGACATTTGCGAGTGGCTGCACTTAGTTTGCCGAGGGCGCTGGCTTCACGTTTACGGCTAATCTGGCCTTTGGTACGAATAGCTTTGTCGGCGCGTTGCTTTTCAGCTAAGCGGCCTTGCTCGGAGTCGATAGCCAGTTGAAGAATTTCCAGACGACTGAGGTCGGGAATAGTTGCAGGTGCTGGCAATGCATCACGTCGAGAAAAATAAAACTCGGTGAGGTCATTGAAGTAGTCCCACGCCTGATCCGTTTCTAACATCTTCGCGTGATTGGCAGCACCGCGCTCAGTCCAGAGCATAAGTGAGCGAGTTTTTGGTGAGATTTGCAGTTCGCTTAAAACTAGTCGCAAATTGTTGAGTTCAGTACCAACCACTTTGAAGAAGTGCTTACCCTCAACAAAACGGGATTTATTTTCATGGTGGTTTTGCTGAATACGGATCACCGTTGTGCCATACCCAGCCGCAAGCTGCTCGGTGGTTGCCACACGCTGACCGCGATACTCAATAACCTGCAAATCTTTGGCCGCTAACGGAGCCAGTTCAGTTTTTTTAGACATTGCACACCCCCTGCTCATTTTTCGCATCATGCTCTTCAAACCGTACGATGTTATGTACCGCCTCAGCCCACCAATACACCTGCAATCGTTGCTGCTCGTTCTCAATCAGAGGAATAACAACCGTCAACAAATGAAGCAGACCTTCTTTAACGCGAAGTAACCGAGTGCGGGATACATTCTCGCTGGTGTCAGGGATTGGCTTACCATGGCTGCCCATCAGTTCAGCAATCAGGGCTTGAGTTTCTTTGTATGAAGGTGGGTAGATATCATCCTCATCAAGGAGCTGCATGATGCTGGTGATCTGAACGTTGCTTAACCGGCGCTCTGTAGCCCCCAAGAGAACAGTGGCAGATGCTTTATCAAGGCTTTCAGCTTCACCACGCCATGACAGTTTGAGAGCACCACCAGCAGCGTCTAATGCGCTAAATTCAACACGGTATTTTTTAAGCATTGCATACCCCCTGTGCAGGAATGCGGCCAGCAAAGGAAAGTACAAACTGACCAGCCAAAGAGCGGCGGGCATCTTGTTCAGAATGGGCAGTTACTGATTCACGGTGCGGTTTAGCGTTCAGGTCAGAACGGCACACTGCGAGAAAGAGATACTGAAATTTAGGGCGAGTTTGGGTACTATGTTGTAATGCCATAGTGTAAGCCTCATTTACATTGTGGTTAGAGGCCCAGAGTGGACTGCCATCCTTCTGGGCTTCGCTATTTTCATACCTTAACACAGTCAAGGTGGAGTCCACTTTAGAGCTAAGGTGGAGGCACGTCAAGAGTTTTACTGAATTGTTTTTTGTGTATACTGTCCTCCACCAATAAAGGGAGATTTCAGCTGTGGCAACGAAAGCGATTAACGCAAAATCACAAAAGGTGCAGGCACGTGCTCCACATGAAGTGGTTGAAGCAATGGAGTTAGTGAAAGAAGATGGTGAGACTACAGGACAGTTTATTGTCACTGCCATGCAAAGTGAGATCAAACGCCGCCAGCGCAAAAAGGCCAAGGCCGAACCATCTGAGTAACCCAGAAGGGTAGCATTCACAGTGCTACCCTTTTCTTTGCCTGAACCCGAATACTGTTCGTGTTTGGTTACCCGACTTACGCCAATGGCGCTCTTCGAAAGAATCAATGAGTTGAGTGATGTTTGTAAGTAACCGAAAGTCTCCTGCAAAGTTTTTTGCAACTGACCCGAAATTACGGGGTTAGTATGCGACTCGCTCAAAGATAGTCGGTTCAGGGTGGCTGCTTGAGTTATGGGCATCATGCCACCACCTCCACACGCAGACCTTTAGCTGTGTAGCCCTGAACCTGTTTACCATTCACACGAACCCGCTTTTTAGTCAGTAAGCGGATGTGGTCACCGTACACATGAAGTAATTTCCCATCTAAAGCGACCTCGTTATAACCATATCGAGGCCTGTGTGACACCTGCACAAATGGGCTGCAAGCCTTGCTACTAGAGGGAACTGCTGGACATACCCCCTTATCATTGCCAGTTACACGATACAGCCAGAAACTCTCCTTCTTCCCTGTCAGCTTTCGCGTACGAACCGGCACATAACCAGCTTTGTGCATGGCTACACTGAACGCTGAATCATCAGGGTAATACTGGCGACGAATAATAGCAGGTACTGAAATAGCGAAACTTTGCTTAGTCCAATACTCTGTCCACTGGCTAACAAACTCGATAGGCAAGCCATTAACATTAATACCGCTGAGTACGATTTTAGGCTGAGTTTGGCCGCTGCCAATTAAGGCATTTAATTTTTTCATGTTTAATTACCCTTCGTTAAATCTTTTAGTATCTGTAGCGACGGAAATAAAATGCTGGATTAAACCTAACGCAAATACACGCAACAAATGCACACCCTATATGCTTAATTAGGCGACATCCTTGCGGGATTCAGCAATACGTTGGTTGATCCACTCGTCAATCTCGCTTTCAACGAAGGCAATAGAACGGGTACCGATTTTAATGGAGGAAGGGAAGCGATTCTGGCTGATAAGACGGTAAAGCCAAGCTTTACTGTAACCAGTTCGGCGTTGGACTTCTGATAAGCGGATAAGTGATTGTGGTACTTGCGGCATGTAGCCCCCTGTTTACGTTAAAATAACAAGGGGGATTAAAAACTTTTAATGTGCAGATAGCATTGCAAGCAAAAATGTAAAAACAAAATGCAAAACTAACCAATTGATTTATTTAATGAATTTGCCTTTGCAAAAATCCCATTAATTGTGCGTTCTCCTATCCCCTTAATTTTTTTATCGCTGATAGAAGCAGCTAAATCACCTTGAGTCCATTTTTTTGCTTTTGAAGTAACCAAATCCAGCATGTTGGCAACTAAAAGCAAATACTGAATATCAGTAAATTCTTCAGAATCATCACTTAAAGATTGCTCAAATTCCGATAAATTTTTTGGTCTTACACCTATTTCATATCCTTCAGGGAGTCCACCCGCTGGAAAATAGTCTCCACCATGAAGTTTTAATGTCTTATCCTTTCTACGATTTCTATTTTTTTTAACTATTTCTTCATCAAAACGTTCCAAGAGATTAATAAGATCTCCATTCTCATCCTTTAAAAAAACACCATCTAAATTAACCATCTCAGGAGCTTCTTTACCTCTATTTATCTCATACAAAAATTCGATATCAAGTCTTTCTGCTCCTATCATGGGTAGATCATACAAAACATCATCAAGATAGTATAAATCTCCTATGCTTTTTCTAGATGAGAACATTATTTTTTCAGAGAAAAACTCAAAAGTAGACTCTTCCTCCGAAGAAAATCTATCGGCATAATCCTTAATATAATCAAGATACTTGATATATATATATTGATCCACATCGGATAATTCTTTTATTTCCTTTGGAACTGATTTTAACTTTTCTATATATTCATTATTTGAATCAAACCCTGATAATTTAAAAAATGCATATTGCTTTTTAAGCTCCTCAGAGTATTTAATTAATTTGTCTTCTTTTTTTATTCCGACATGCTTTGCGCTATAAGGTAATCTAACAGTAAGAACCAAATGACCTTCAAGCCCAAATTCCAGTAAATCTAAAATGGTCACCTTCTCTTCCAGAACTGAAGATAATCTTAATGCTGCTTCGTCTAAAGATAACCATTTTTTTACTTTTAATAATTTACTTTTTAGCATATATCTACTGCTCCTCTAGATGTTAGAGATTTTGCCAGTCAGCAGGTATGTACTTGTTTTCTGGACTAGGCATAGCCTTATTCTCTTGAGGTCTACTATAAATCACCACTGTATACTCGTCCAGCACCTACCCCACCGATGCACAGCATCACTTCACATTTTCACATCAAACTGTGGTGAACAATTTCGGCTTATTGATGGCAGATTTAGGGTGACTTAACTGAGAGAAAGCCAATTTTGCGGGGGATAACGTGAATAGGGTCGGTTCAAACGGCCTAAAGTCGGTTCAGGGTCGGTTCAAAAAATGAATTAATTAACCTATAAATCAACCAACTAAAATATTGAACCGACTGAACCTACTGAACCGACCCTTTTTTATTCCTCACGGAAGAATTTTACCTAATCACTAAACTTTTGACTGACGTTCCAGGCTATCCATATAGTCGGCATACCACTGAAGCATTTCTCGACGACCATCCAGATACTGGGCGTGATTGTAGGTACCACGAATGCTGTTTTTATCCACGTGTGCCAACTGTGTTTCTATCCACGCAGTATTAAACCCCTGCTCATGTAAAATGGTACTCATAGTGTGACGGAAACCGTGACCAGTGGCTTTACCATGATAACCAATACGTTTTATGACCTGATTAATACTGGCTTCGCTCATTGGCTTTAAGCTGTCATTACGACCGGGGAATACCAGTTTAAATCGCCCAGTAATCTCATGTAATTGATGCAGTAATGCCAAAACTTGCTCTGACAAGGGAACCAAGTGAGGACGACGCATTTTCATTCTGGCGGTGGGAACTTCCCAGACGGCTTTGTCCAAGTCAAATTCTAGCCACTCAGCAGCCCGTAGTTCAGTTGTACGAACACCAGTAAGCATAAGTAGCCGTGTTGCTATTCGAGTGACTGTGCTGCCGCTATAGGCATTGAGAGCGTTAAGGTATGCGGGAAGTTCGTTAGCTAAGAGGTGGGGGTAATGCGTATGCTTCTGAACAGCCAGAGCGCCAGCTAGTTCACTTGCTGGATTGTTCTCTGCCCTGCCGGTTACGATTGCATAACGGAAGGTTTGGCTGCATGCCTGACGGATTTTACGCATCTTATCGAGGACTCCACGCTTTTCTAATTTGCGTAGGGTTTCGAGAATTTCTAGAGGTTTGATTTCGGCAACTGGACGTTTGCCAACGTAAGGGAAGATGTCTTTTTCGAATGACTCCATTAAATCTTCAGCATAACCTTTGGACCAATTGGCCCTTTTGTAGGCATGCCATTCTCTGGCTAGAGCTTCGAACGTGTTATCAATGCTGACTTTTCTGGTTTGTTTTTCTACTTTCTTTTCTTCACCAGGGTCGCCGCCCACTGCAAGTATACGCTTTGCCTCATCTCTTTTTGCTCTGGCTTCAGCAAGAGTGATATCAGGATAGACCCCAAATGCTAGCAATTTTTCTTTACCGGCGATCCGATACTTCAGCCGCCAGCAACGTGAACCAGTAGTTTTTACTAACAAAAATAATCCACCTCCATCAGATAGCTTATAGGGCTTCTCTTTTGGCTTTGCAGCATCGACCTGTCGGGCATTCAGTTTCAT